GAACTTTTTGTAATGGCATCGGCAGTCCTAGGATAAAAACAAGGCACGTTCATCGAGGCGACGGTTTTGCAGCCCTTTGAGAATTTTACCCCCCGCCATGCAATACTTCAAGAGCTCTTCTGCCGCGCCCTCTTTATCGCCTCTAATAACCTTTTGACGAAGCGTACTGCGCTGTAGTGTTCCCAAGCCAACATTAAAGCTAAAAGACACAAGACCATCAAACATACCTTGTGTAAGCGCAATAGGGCAGAAACGCTCCACTCCGCGTTCAAATCTGTCCAAATCTGACTTAAGAATTCCATCTACTTCCTCCATGCTGTACTTGCGCATGGCATCAGCGGGTGGTTGAAATGCGTCACGATCTTCAATCTTTAACCTACCTTGCTCTGGAAACATTACATGCCCAACGCCCACCGTCCACAACCTTGCAGGGCATCGGTACGGATTCTGACGAACACCCTCATGGTGTTTAATCATGTGTATGGCTTTGTCGGATACTTTCATGATTTACCAAAAGCACGACCACCAAAGTGAAAGGTAATGATTGCCGCAAACATGATGCGCGTATCCTCATCCCAAAGCATATTAGCCATGTCTACAAATGGTGCATCTGTGCGCCAGCCGTGAATGAAGATGCCAAGGTCAATAAGTACTAAAAGTAGGAAAAAACCGACAGTAAGCAGTGAACGTGTCGCTGCACGGAGGTTAATCACCCATTGAGCCGCGCCCTGACCGATTGCTACGTCATGTGCGTAAATGGCCTGCATCTCTGCTTGCTGTGCGCCAATGACAGCCTGTGCTGTCTGGGCTGTGGTTTCTAGTTCAATTTGATCGGTGTGGATAGCTTCAATGCGTTCTTGGATTTCTAAGCCAGCACGTTTAAGTTCTAGCTCACGATCAATCTGCATACGAGCCAAGTCCAGCTCATGCTTTTTGTCAGCACGGTCTTGGAAGAACTCTAGGAACTTAGGCGTTCCTGACATTAAGAAGCTGATGAGGGTTGAGAGTAAAGTTAGCATTTAAAGTCCAATCTTTCCTAAAAGCATGTTGACAATCTTGTCCGAAATAAAGTTTGGCAGTACCTTGATGATGTCAATAAACAAGTTAGCCGCCCACCAAGCACCCACGATCTTAAACGCCATGTCTGCGGTCTTTTGATACTCGTTCACCTGCCGCACCTAACCTTGGCGCAATATTCCATTGATTCATAAATACCAACGTATACCAAGAACAGCACAAGGCAAATGCCTGAAATTAGCAGTGTCATTTCCAACTGCTCTTGGTCTTTCTTTTTCTTCTTTGCGGCTTCTTCCTTCTCACGCCGAGCATTGTGCGCGTCTTCTACGTCCATCGCCTGTGCGCGGGCTTTTATCTTCTGCCACACATCCATCTTATTGGCCTGAAAGAACAGCATCTGAAGTTCTTTCTCAAAGGTAGCCGCCTGATCTAACGCCATCTCAATTTGCAGGGCTGTGCCCATGCTGGAGCCGCCTTTTTTCTTTGACTCTACGACCGCTTTGGTGGCATCAGATTTAGCGTTGAAATACTTACCGAGCAGTGGGCCGAGCGAAGCTACGTCATCAACAGTTTTTGAAGCCTGCTTGATGAGTTTGACAGCCGACTGTATGCCAGCTAGAGCTGTTATCGGATCAATCACGGAAACGCCCAGAGAACAATATAACTGCCCGCTATGATGAAGCAGACTACACAGGCTGCGGCGATAAATGCTTCAGCCCAGTCCCACATTAGTTACCTCGTCTTTGTGCGGCAGCAAGGTTAATTTCTTCTTGTGTTGCATCACGAACCATCCACTGCATAACCCACTGCCCGTTAATTTGAACAGGCGGAGTCTCTACGGCCCTTTGCGTGTCGTAATTGTGTTCAGGTGGTTCTGTGCTTTGAACACGGGCGTAAGTGTCTGGCAGAACAAAAGGCTCCCCCATGTCTGGGTACTCTAGACGCACATCCCCTTGATGGCGGGGGTACTCGCCTGTGGCCAATTTAATGTAGATGGTCATAGTGAGGCTCTAGTAAATGTCAGGTTGTCAGTTGCCGAAGATGTGGTTACATCATTGACGGTTCTACTTTGCGCAGTTACGCCATAAGTAGAGGTCGAGAATGAACCGCTGTCTGTACTCGTTGTATAAGAAGAGGCCGCGTAAGTGTAGGTTTGACCATTGACTGTATATGTGCCCGCGCCAGAGCCATCTGAATTAAGCATTGCAACAAACGGATAATATTGACTGGGGCTAGTTTGAGTCATTTGTGTCGAAACAAAAATTTTTCCGTCAGTTGTTACCGCAATGTTGTTACGCCCGCTAAAATTATATGGCAAGGTCAAATTGCGTTGCCATTGAATTGTTCCAGACGAATCATGTTTGCAAATAACCAAAACATTGGTTGAATTTGTTCTAAGAGAATAAACATTCTCACTGCTATCGATGGCTACTGCGGTTTGAGTAGATGTAGTAGCAACGTTTGCACCCCATTGTTTGGCCAAACTAGAGTCTGTTTTTAACACCATGCTTTTTCCGGTAATGCCCCCCGCGCCAATGTAACAATTTCCAGTAGAAGAACTTTGAGCCAAACTAAAGAATTGGGTATCGTCAGAATATTTTTTTTCAGATTGAAGTGTTCCATCACTTTGAGCTAATTTAAATAGAACCCCAGCTGTTTGGTAAATTCCAGTTTGATAAACCCGACCAACGACAAAAACTGATGTGCTATAGGCGCTAACTCCAGCAGATTGAAACCCCTGACTAGAACCGTACCACGTTTGCCATCTATCAGTACCAGAAGAATTTAAACTGGCAACCACAATTCGGTTAGTAGTATCATAATCACCCGTACTCCTGTCGCCAGCATAATAAATATTTTCAGAAGAATCTGTAGTTATGGAAAACACATAATATGAAAGATTTGGGGTTCCTTTTGACCAAGTTACTGAACCACTGCTATTAAATTTTGTGACCCAAGCACCGCCCGCAGAGCCATCTTTATACCCCGCCGTATAAATATTGCCGGAAGATGGTATTGTTATGGCTTGTAGATATGTAGATGACGCAGAAACTGTTACAAAATTTTGAAACCCAATTGTTCCATCATACTTTAATTTTTGTATGCGGCCTCCACTAGTGTCGCCCCCGCAAATAAACATTCCATCGGAATTAGCAACAGTGTATGCGCCGCCTTGCAGATAATAATCTCCAGAGGAAGGCACTAACACCCCTAAATAATAAGGGTTAGGTATAAACGACCGCTGGTTCATAAAAACAACCTGTAGTGCACCGCTCATGTCAGGCCACTCCCTGAAATTAACCAAGTTGTTGAAGTCATCTTAATTGCAGTAGCTGAACCGTACTGGGCAAGGCTTCGTGAGCCTGTAGTGCCAGCAGAACTCAAATACATTGTGTCAGTCGTAATTGCAATGGTTACAACTTGGCTTGTCATGTTAATAAACGTGACGGCTGTACCGATTGGGTAAGCTACAGAACTGTTTGCGGGGATCGTGTATGTCCTTGCATTTGCATCAGTTGATGGGTGGAATATATGCTTACCGGCATCGGCAAGAACCAATGTGTAAGACGCACTTTGGCTGTTCTGTGGAATGCTTAAATAACCAACGCTGACTGTGCCATCAACTGTGCAATTACTTAATGTGCCACTTGATGGCGTTCCCAAAGCACCTCCCGGTGCAACATAATCCGTACCCGCAGTTGCGTTAGCCAAAGCTCCGCCAGAGTTGGCTTTAAGGATTGCTGTACCAGAAGGCGGGGCCAAGTAATCCGTACCCGCAGTGGCGGCAGAAATTGCCGTTGCATTGCCCTTTAATACCCCAGATATAGAGGTGGACAGCGTTAGTGCAGGTGTTGCCCCGCCAGATGAAGTACCTGCAAAACCATTGGCTGACGCTACGCTAACTGCCGTAACAGTGCCTGTCCCAGCCGTGCTTGTAGAAATCTTTACAAAGTCAGAACCATTCCAAGCCGCAACGCATTTCTCACCAGCCACAATTGTGATGCCAATTGTCGGGCCAGTTGTACCACGCAAAACAATGGAACCCGTGCCATCGTTAATAACCACATAAGTTTTGCTCCAGTTAGGTACATTGATGTTACGCGTAGTTGCGCCGTTACTTGCAGTCCATCTGATGACAGCGTACTGAGCTGTAGTTGCGCCAATGTTAGTAGCTAGTGCCGTACCCAGTGTTTGGGTAAGTGTTGCATCTGCGTTGGTAGACAGGGTTTGCGTACCCGCAATCGCAATGTCCAAATAGCTTGTCGTTTGGTTGTTAACAACGTTGCCCCACGCACCATCAAGTTCGCCTTGAACCGGTAGAGCTAAACCTAGTAGCGCGGTTGGAGTAGTTGGCATTTGTTATCCTTAATACGAACTGCGAATCAACGCTGTTGTTGATGTATTGGCAGGCATTGTGATCGTGAAGTTGGTGGACGTTTTGTCACTTCCAAAATCCAACACAGCAATGGATTTATTGCCCTTGCTTGAGTTATAGATCAGTGCGCACCGTGCCGTAATTGTGCCAGTCCACGAGTAATTTGGGAAGCCCACATACGCTGTGGTATCAGATGTAGATGACGAAACAGTTATCGGAGTTAGGATCGCTCCACCAGCCACGTAGTTCCCGCCCGATGCTTCGTTGGAACTTGAATACACGGTTGTATCCGCATTCAGGTTGGCGCTCGCCGTGTACAAGGCAATCTTGATAACGTCTGTGGTAAGCGCATGTATACCTTGGTACAACTCCGCTTTGAAACTTGTGGTTTGTGTCTGAACGATGCTCATTGCGGTGTGACCCTAGGTTGTCCTGCGCGGTATCCGTCAGTGTCTTGTTTTCCATCGCCCAAGTTCTTCAAGAGTGCCAATGCTTCCATGTACTTTTGGTTGTACAAAGCCGTCATGTCCTGCTCACCCTTCATATAGGTGTTAGCTTCAACCAGTGTCCCGTACAGCAACACAGAACTAAAGTTAGTGCTAAGCCATGTAGTGGTCGCAGTAACAATTGACTCAGGCATATAAAAATATTGCAAGTTTGTTGTCAATGCTGCACTAGGCGTTGGCCCAAAAATAAATTGTAATTGGGTAGCGGTAGCACCAGAACCGTTGAGCGCGTAGTACTTGGGTGTGCCTGTCGTTGTAGGGTCGGGATACGCTTCCTGCATAAAGTTTGGGTCTTTATTGAGCAGGTAAATGTAGTTGCCACTACCATCGATCACAGCAAATGAATACACAGACAGTAAGTCTGTAGGGGCATCATAGTCTGTACGTTTGCAGTCAGTGGCGTTGACGATGCCTTACGTAAATTGGCCAACTGCACCGAGTTGTAGATGCGCTGCTCCGCCTGCTGAATCATGGTGTTCATGTCAGTAGTGTCGAAGGTGTTCTGCGTGTAATCAGATACCGCAGTCACCAATTGGGAGTAAGTCAACGCACCTAGTGTTGCCATATAAACCTCAAGCCATAGGGCCGCGAGACATAAAACCTTTGGTAGCAGCGCCAGCACCACGCATTTTGATACCTGTTGTTTTAACAGGTTCATCACCAGCAGATTTGCTGTAAGTGCCAACACTCATGTCAACAGTATCAAGTTTACTGCGGTTAGGCGGGAAGCCGGGGTTTGTACCAAACTCTTGGGGCGCTGCGCTTACAGTCTTACCACTCATTGTGTGCGGCTTTGCGTAAGCTGAAGCAGGTTTGTTGTTGATGGCCATATTAGCCTCCACGCTGGTTGTTTACGCGTGCCATGTTGCGACCGACTTTCATCATCGCTTCGCTGGTCACACCAGAAGATTTTTTGCCGCCCTTGTCAGTGCCTTTTGTGGGGCCGCTGTTTGCCATGACTTGCACATCGGTTTTACCCTTTTTTGCAACGCCGTCGGCTGATTTTGTGTACGCCATGATTAGCTCCTTAAGATATGGTTACTGTACCAACATTTGCTCTTGCCACCAAGTAGTTTGGCGTAAGAAATACATCAAAACTGCTGGCACCACCAACTGGATTCCAGCCCCATTGAATATCGCGACTGCCGCCAGTAGGATCGCCCAAACTGTTTGTCCCTGCAGTTACATACGTTGTGTCCCTACGCGGGTTGCGTACAGCTTGCGGATCGTCAACTGGATACATGCCCAACTGCAACTGCGGCTGATCGGGATCCCAACAGCTATCGCACACCAGCAAGTTGTACGTTTTGGTTTTAATGACCTCTTTGCGCAAAACCGTTAATTTGAACTGGAAGCCGCACCTATCGCATATCGCGATACTGTTCTTGCCAGAAGCGAACCTATTGCCCATTTCAAGTACCGCTTCCTATGTACATCTGGCGGGGGACAAACCGCACGGACGCCTTCTCACGGTCTTCCGTAGACGCCAATTCCCAAGCCTCATCGTACTGCTGTTTGAGCACAGGCAGGCGTTCTGCACCACCGGGAACCTTAAGCGCTAAGTAGTACGCCAAGCCTGCGACCATGCAGGGCAGGAAGCGGAACGGTACGTCCATTGTGTTTACGCCAGTACCAGCATCATCAATGCGGCGTAAACGCCAGTATACAAAAGTGTATGTTTGTGAATTATCAGGAACAGGCCAGACGGTAATGGTGGGTATTTCCTGACGGCGCTCAATCCAAACTTGGATGGGGCGAGCTTGTTGTAGTTTGTTTGGAATAGTTGCGTAAGTAGAAACACTGATACGCGTGATGGTCAAGTCTGCCTGAGTTGATGCGCTTCCTGCGCCTGTGCGAATAACGTGCTCCATCAAATCTACAGTGTCTGCCGGAAGGTTGTACGTGGCTGTACCGGGAACAAGAGGGATCGTGCCCTGCTCAAAAGTCCACATGTTCAGGCCCCGATTAGCCCAATCAGCAAACAAAAGATTTAAAGACCTACGCGCAGTACGCAAATCGTAGCCAGTGCGCATTTCAGAACCGGCACGCTCAAACGCTTCCTCCACGACTTCGGTGAGGTCAAGATTAAATGCGGTGGTTCCTGAGACGGCCATGTTACTTCATTTTCTTCAGGGTTTGAGCAAGACGGGCACGCTGACCCATCTTGCCGGGAGCTTTGGCCGCCATAGCCAGCTTCTTAGCTGGGATAGGTTTACCTTCTTTTGCGCCAAGCGCAGAACGCAGTGCTCCGGGCTTTTTGATTGCGTCTTTAATCCAGTTCTTAGTAGCCATTATCTAAACCCCGCTGTTTTCTTTGCAATTGATTTTGGTTGTGCTACGAATTGCTTCCCGGATTTTTTGCCAGCACGCTTTGCA